TCTATTGTACTTTACTAATTGTGCCCGGTAGGCAATACGTTCTTTTGTTGATTGAAACTTAGCATATTCTTTTTTGTAATCTCTACCTTCAATCTTTGTTGTTAGTCTTTTTTCTTTTTCTTCATTGGCTCTATCAAATGCACCTGGTCCAGGATATCCTTTATCACCAGGTTTCGCCTTAGGTTTCCCTTTTTTTCTTTTCATTCTGATATTATGCCAAAGACCTTTACCTTGTTCTTTCATGTTACCCCTTATCCCATGCCTTAGCCGCTGTAAAGTTTTGTAAAGAGAACTCCATTCTATCTACTAATTTTACTGCCTTACCTTTTTTATCTACTGCAACATATCCCTCTGGGTTTGTTGTTTGTAGACCCTTAGGCGTTGTTTTAAATGTACCTATACTCTTTGCCTTATTTAACTTATCTATTAACATTTTCTTTGCTGTTTGTAAAGTCTTATAAGTGGCACATGCAAAGTAAACTTGTTTACCTTGACTATCAATAAATTTTAAACCATTCTTTTGTATTTCAATATACTTCTCTTTACCTTTATCTGTCTTCTTACTGTCTATCTCTTTTTGTGTTCGTTGTTCAAAGTATTCTCTAAACTTTGTCGCCACTTCTTTTGTACTTGGTAAATCTGTGGCTGCACGAATAAAACTGTTAAGATATGTTTTAAGTTGCACACCTACAGACAATGTACTTGTTTCTGTTTTAATCTTGTTTAACATTTCTTTAGATTGTTTTAAACTACCCTCTGCCATGTTTAATGTCTTTTGTAGTTGTTGCATTTCACCTATTGTCATTGTTGCATGACCTGATACATCTTTATATGAAGCGTCATCATACCATACTGTAGGTGTTTTTCTTAGTTTCTTTACATTGGCACCAAACTTAGCAGATAACTTATTCATCTTATTACCTTTATAAGTTGTATGAAATATAATACCTAATTTACTACTGTTCATTCTTCTACCAAGACCTGAGTTTTCAGGTACCATATAAACAATTGTATTAGGTTGAAAAGAAAACATTTGCTCAGATTTGCCACTACTTGTTTTGTAAGTAGTTTTCTTTAGTGTTGAGGACCTGTACATCAGGTCCCCTTGTAATATTTCTTTCATGTTCAAACCAGAAAGATATCTCAAACAATCTTGTAATATGTTGGCAACTTCGCCAGTATGATTGTTCTTAATGTCTTGTACAGTATAATTAATCTTTGGTTTAGCATTGAATACAGACTTTGTACCTACAAAAAACTTACCAGTTTCTGGATTAGGTCCGCATACTATTGCTGGTGCACCGTCCCACTTGACGGTAACAGATACACTCTTAGCACTATTACCAGAAAGTAAATCTGCCGTTGCTTTAAGGAAGTTTACGGCATTTTGACCACCTGCATAACCATTATTGATTATATCATCTTCTAAATGTTCTAAATGAGTATTCTTATCCTCAACCAAATAATTATTTAAACTATACATCTATCTTTACATCAGATTTAACATCAACAACTGGTTCTACATCTAAAAAGGATATAAGATTTTTAAATCCTTTTGAAACATAGGCCATGATGTCTTTGAATATTTTTACAACAAAATCTTTCATTCTATTGTATATACCTTTGAGTTTGTCCATAATACCTTCATGTAGTATTTGTCCTTCAATAGGTTTCATTTCTTCTTCCAGTTTATCGACAATCAGTCCTACAGCAGACCAGTATTTGTATTTACCAGTTTTTTTACCACCTACTTTTTGACTAGATGATTTAAAACGTACAGATACTTTCATTTGGTTTGCAATTTTATTAACATAGGATTTATCTGATACTTTTTTCAATGCCGCTTTCTTACCATCAAAACTTGTTGTGAGAAAATGACTACAACTACCTAGTGACTTACGGCCAAACTTAACATCACCAGACATTGCTTCGTAAGCAAATGCATTGGCAAACTGTTTGTTTTTAGCAAAGATTGCTTTTAACTCACCCATTAATTCTTTATGAGCGGCATTTGCTTGCATTACTGCCTTATCTTTACCTTTTTTGATTTCTTTACCTAACTCACTACCTGCAACACTGGCTGGCGCAAGACCTTCAAACATCTTTGTGAGTTTATCAATCATTTTCTTTTGCATACCTTCAACACTATTCAATGCTGTGTAAAATGTAGCAATACTTTCATTACGACCACCACTCATTAGTTGGGCCGCACTTCCTGATTTTAATGATATCTTATTTTTACCTATAACAAAATCTGTCTTAGGTGTTTTCGTAGAACCAGGCACACTACCACCAGGCCAATAAGATGACCATTCTGGTGTTACAGTAATTGTATCTGCACCAAGGACTTTACCCTTGCCTGATATGCCTTTTGATTTGAGAAATTTTGCCACGTTCTTACCTGCACCGGCAGGTATACCGTACTTTGACGTAGGTTCTTTACTGCCATTTACAGCGGCAATAATAAATTCTTCCATTTCTTCGCCACGACTTCGTGCTTCAGATAATAGGTTGTGACCTTTTAAACTTAACATTCATAACTCCCATTGTGTATAATAAACTTTAGTGTTTATTAATTATACACTTATATACTAATAATACTATTTAGTCAAGTAGAAAGTTAGGAATACCACCATTTACACTCCACACTTGATTATTATTGTGGAAATCTGCAAGTTCTTTAGCATCCTTTTTAAAATCAAAGGTTTTTAATCTACCCTTTGGTTTCTCTTGCCATACTTCAAACTGTATATCTTTTTGTTTTTTAACAGTTTTTACTGTGTATGTCAATTTAGAATTGGATGTTCTGGAACTTCTTGTACTTTTCTTCCGTGGTTTCTTCGTTTTTGATGTTGTGTTCGACATATTTCTCCTGTTCTGGTTGTATTAGGTTCTGTGCGGACTGTTCTATATCAAACAATTTCATTCTACTTCTATCAACACCTATAATAAACTTACGGTTCATTGTTGGGTCATTATATCTGTTTTTTAATTGTTTGACAAGCATTTGACCTGCCTTCTCTAATTCTTCACTACTAATCAAAGCAAACATAAAGTCTGCTGTCGCTGGTAATCCAAAACTTTCAGATGTGTCTTCTAAACCTATATCTGTGGAGACAAAACCAGTTCTCGTGGTTTGTGTTGCCGTTACAATTGGCACATCTAACTCTACGGCCAATCCTCTTAATTCCTCTGCAATTGCTTTGATGTAAGTATAACTATTTACATTTGCACCTGCCTTAAATCTACTACTTGCACAGATATTGATATAGTCTATGAATATAATATCTGGTTTAAAACTTTTCTTTAATGCCAACTCATTGACTAATGCTCTATAATGATTTGCACCTGCACCTGCGGTTGGATATTCTTTGATGATAACTGTACCTGTTGTTTTACTTTGTAACTGTGTTACTTTATCACTAAACATTTTTTTGTTTAGCATATGTAAATCTTCCATAGATACACCTAGTAAGTTGGCGTCTATACGTTCAGCAATTCTTTCCTCTGCCATTTCCATAGTGATATACAATACATTCTTGTTATCATTTAAGGCGGCTGCGGCCTGATGGCACATGAATAGAGTTTTACCTACACCTGTACCTGCAAGAGCAACATTCAATGTTTTGTTGGGCAAACCACCTTTGGTCGCTCTATTGAAATAATCTAAGTCAAAAGCAATACGGTTTTCTTTCTTATGATAGAAGTCAAATCTTTTTTCTATATCTGCAAGGTAATCATGCCCTACATTATTATCAAAAGATACAGCGAGAGCGTCTTTCAATATTTCTGGTATTGCTTCTGGTGTGTGGTTCTTATCTCTACCATCAATGATGTGAATACCTTCCATAACAGCATTATGAATTGCACGGTCTTTACAAAATCTTTCTGTAGTATTAACTAACCACTCTAAATCTATTTCTTCCTTGTTAAGTGTAGAAATTAAATCAACTATGTTTTGATATTCTTTTTCGTTTAGGTCTTTACGTTTGCCTATATCAATCTGTAGTGTTTCTTTTGTAGGTGGTTTATTATATTGAGATATAAATTTTTCAATTTCAGAAAAGATTATCTTTTCGTTTCTGTCATCAAAATATTCTGCCTTTAAAAAAGGTAATACTTTACGAATATATTCTTCGTTATGTATTAAATTTTTTAGTGCTGTTCTCTCTATTCTCTCCGCTGTTACCACTAGGATTCCTTTCTACTTCAATTGCTAAAATGTCACCAATAACATTTATAAAATCATTACAATCTGTATCCACATCATTGGGATTTTCATGTACGTTATACTCAAACTTTAGTCTTAGATTATCACTTACTTTGTCTTCAACAAAAGAGACTTTACCATAAGTGTATACAACACCATCATAAGTCCCTTCCATAATGTGAAAGCCTGAAACTTCACTCTTAGGATTGTCTGCATAACTATATTTCGTTACCATAACTATATTCTTTGTGTGCTGCTTCGTCTATTTGTTTTAGTATATCGTCTGTAAAATATTTCTCTGGGTCGCTGTATATTGATTTAGCATATTGTTTCGTACCATCTGGTAATTCTATTCTTGTTGATACTTGTTTGAAGATACCATACTTTGTCGCTAAGTCAAGTAAGCCATAGTATTTGTCTAAACCTGTATCATATCGTAATCGTACATCTACCATCATGTTCTCTTTTGACAATCTGGATTTATGTGTCTTACAATGTATAATGTTTCCTACTACCTCAGTACCTTCTTTGTCTTTCTTCTTTGATAGATAAACAATTGTACTGGCAGCATATTTAAGACCACTACCACCACCCATTTCTTTCATTGGCATATAGGCGCCAACTACATCATAAGTATGATTTGTAATAACCATTGGCACTTTTGCACGGCCTAGTTTTAAAGTCAAAACTCTAAACGCCGCTTTGAGTACCTGTGCTCTAGTCATATCTCTTGTTTCTTTACCATCAGCAGTATCTTCAACTTCTTTTGTTGTAGATAACATACCTAAACTATCTAATACAAACAATAAAGGTTTTCTATCACCTTCAGCTTGTTCTAAATACTTTTCTGCAACGGACAATGATTGATGTCTAAATTCTTGTACTGTAGTTACTGGCATGATTACCATTCTAGTGCTATCAATACCTCTATCTTCAATTAATTTTTTTGTTAATGCACTTTCACTTTCAAAGTAAATAACACCAGCATCAGGATTATTATCTAAAAAATGTTTACACATTCCTAATACAAAGAAAGTTTTACCTGTGGCACTTTCACCTGCAACAGCAGTAATTTTGTTTGATGGAATACCACCATGAATACTACCTGATAGTAAGGCATTAAACATATAAGAACCTGTATCAATAAATGTATCTACATCACCTGCTTCAACACCTTCACTTACTAAACTGGCGTATTCGTTTCCTGTATCTTTAATTATCTGTTTCAGAAAGTCTGGCATTCTCATTCTCCTTATTTTTTTTCTCTATCATAAATTTTAGTTTATCGTAAAGTGTACCAACAGTAGTACATTCTTCCGCTCTTATACTTCCTCGTTGTAAAGACGCTTGTATTATCTTTACCATGGTCATATAATCATCAACTGTTATATTTTGTTTGTCTATTGTTTTAATCAACTCTTCCATTATATCATACTCCTTTCAAAAGTCAAGCCTTATCTTATGATTTGTATTTCAGCATCTTGGTGCCATATCTCTAACTCATTTCTCAATGTTGCACCTTGCTTTAATTTGTCATATCTTTTACCTGCAATTTTTTGCCACCACTTAATTGTATTTTCTAAGGCAAACTTGTCATAGTGATGTACACTTTTATTTAGTGTATCTGTTTCACCTTTTATATACTGTGGTACATTATCATAACCATAATCAGATATGTAAAATCTTTTTCTTTCTGTTAAGTCTCTAGTCTTATTCACAAACTTACCAAACTTTTCATATAAGTTTGAATTGTGTTTCTTTAATGATTCCTTTATAACAGATACCATCTTTTGTTGAGTTTTAAGTTTTCTACTACTTGCTTCTGGGTCAACTAAAGGTGTGTTTTCATTTCTTTCTGTAAACCATTTGTTCATTTGTTTAAAGGCGTCACCATGCAATAGTGGTAAAAAATTACTATCTGTTAATCCTTTAAATCTCAGATACGGTTTCATGCCATCATATTGACTTGAGGACTTACTACTACCATATAAACTAGTTGTTTCAAACAAACATATATTTGTATCGTACTTGTTATTTAGTAAATTACGGACATGATGACTACAACATATGGCGGCTAATAGTTTGCCACCTAAATAGTTATAACCAAAAGGTTGTGTAGGTACAATAACAAAACCCATAATGGCACTCGCATTGAAACGACCCATTTCTTTTAAGTCTGTTGTTGCCAGTGGTCTACCTAAAAAATCATTTCGTGGCTTACTGTTAATAACTGGACTACCTAGTCTTATAAAACCTACAATAGTATTGGTAGTTGTTTCTGTTACTAATAAACGTATTGACTTACCAGGTATAGATGACATGTTTGTATGACTAGATGTCTTGTTTAACATACGGTCAAATATCTGACCATTAGGTATTGTCACGCTAAATTTCATATCATGTGGGTGTATATCAAATGTAGAAAAGAAATCATCTTCATCTGCCATACCAGGTAACTGAAATGGAAAAGATTTAACTTGCTCTAGTTTTTGTTCTTTAAGATACTGGTCAATTCTTTCAAATTGGCCAAAGTATTCAATAAAGTAATTCATTGCCCAGGTACTGTCTTGGTCATTTAATATCA